TAGTTAAATAGTGTTGTTTTACTACTATTTTTCAGTATTAGATTCTTTTTACTGAAAAATAGTAGTATATTTGCATTATCAAATTAAACTGATACAAAGAAACGAAGATTAATTCAGATTTCAAATAGTATAAACATATTAAAATACACGATTATGAGAACAAGAGAATTTTTACACGAAGTAATGAGCCTTGCTTGGCAGTTCGTTAAGCGTAATGGCTACACCATGAGCGAAGCAATGAAGGTCGCTTGGGCTAACTTGAAGTTGAAAGGTGAGATGAAAAAGAAGATAGTGAAGTTCTACTTCAAAAAAGTGGACGGTTCCGTTCGTGAGGCATACGGTACACTAAATGAAAAGCTGATGCCTGCCATCACTGGTACTGACAACAGAAAAAAGAATGATACCGTCCAGACTTACTATGATACTGAACGCCAAGAATTCAGATGCTTCAAAAAAGCTAATCTGATGTCAATCGCATAAAAGATATGGATATGAATGCTTACACGATTAACCAGCAGTTGGATAGCCTTTATAAAGATTTAGAGGCTGCCCATAACAATGATGAAGAGGCTGTCTGCCTGATGTTCAATGCTGATAGCAAAAAAGAAGCTATCCAGTTGATAACGGATGAGATAGACAGTTTGGAAGATGCCTTAAAAGGTTTTGAAACTTGTGAAGATGATGGCATGGACTACGATGCTCTATGCCGGGTACAAGGTATCAGCCGATACGCATAATACACGATTATGCAACGCACGACAGCCCTACAGACGGATTGAACGGCAACCGATAGCGAGAATCGGGTAGGGTACTATTGATTAGTTCTTTGAAATTCTGTAAAAGCAATTACGGTGTAATTCATAAGCCGTTTTTGCCAACCAAAGATAACAAACGCACATAAGCAAGTTGGAGCTTGTGAGCTGTGCAATGTTTAACAATTAATAGAAGATACCGCAAAATTACGTCCTTGAGCAGTAAGCATACAGGTTGGGCGTCTGTACTATCTTCGACAATATAGCCTGTACAGAACTGAAATACGGTTCTACTATTCGATTAGGGTACAGGCACAAACTTTAATTTACACGATTATGAACGGAGAAAACAAAATGGAAACAGTAGAAGTGAAACATGAAAATTTGCAGGAATTATACAAGGTATTGACGAATTATCCTGCAATCTCGAAAGAACAGGTGATTCACGAACTTCACAAATGCTTCGGTAAAGAGGCTTTTAAGCTGAAAAATGTAACGGAACGTATAAAGACATTCGAGGATGCTTGCAAGGAACTCGGAGAAAATAATCCGCTTATACACGCATGGAAATCATGGGACCTTTTTGGATTAAGAAATCAGCCCGATGTAGATGCTTACCTTAAACTCCGCATCATTGCTGCCGCACTTAATGAGGGTTGGAAGCCACAATTTACAACGGATGAATTACGATACTTCCCTTGTTTTGTCCTTTACCTCCCAATAGACGAAATGGGTAATGAACCGAAGTACCGTGTAGTGAGTCGGTCGCCATTCTATGCGAATGCGAATGGCGGAATTGCGTATGCAGGTACGAGTATCGGTGTTTCTAATCCGATTGCGTACATTGGTTCTCGGATTTTCTTTAAAACAAGAGAACTTTCGGAATACGCAGGCGTGCAATTCATTGACATTTGGGCTGATTACGTATTCAATTCATAGAGAGTTTAAGTAAAAGGCAGTAGGATATTTAAATATTTGCTTTTGGCGAAATAATGAAATAGATAGATATGGGAATAGTCGAAAAGAAACTTCGCACGATGGCTATCCGGGCTTTGTGTCAGGGAGGATTTATGAAAGTGAACTGGTGTATGCGCAACGAAGTGAAATACACTATTGAATCAATTAATGTAGAGGTGTTGATTGGAACTCCTGATGAAGATTTCAAGAAATATCGCGGAGTTGGCGATAAAGTTCTTGTAGAGATACTTAAAATAAGGGATAAGGTTAAATCACTTTATAATTATGATTAAATAAAAACTGTTATGAAACATAGGCGAAAAAGCAGATTTACCGATATGGATGTAAATGCTATCTGTAAATTGAAAGACGAGCTTATCCAATATAAGCAAGCATACAGATTTCTGTTTTATTCAATTATTAATGCTGAAGCAGGCAAAGATATGCCGGATATCTTAGTATCTGACTTACCGGATGATAGTATAGTCCATTATGTGAATAGGACTATAAGAGAGTGGAGCGAGAAGTTATATTCAACCAATAAAGAGAAGAAAGATGATTAAAAGATTAATTCAGTATTTCAGAAAGAGAAAAGAACAGAAGTTACGCAAAGAGCTTCTTCTGAAAGTAGGCACACACTCAACTACCCAAGCCGTTCAAGCCTGGGTAGAGTTCATCCTTGACGGTAAGACCTCTAAAGAGCTTCTTCTATCAGCTGGCGAAGATGAGAGATTGAAAACTTGGATTGGATTATTAGGCATCCAGTCTCAGCAACCCAACCATCCCGTTGATGGGGAGTAGATACATAAATTTTACATAGTTGTTTTTCTCCGAATGTGACAGTCTCAATGGCTGAAATGTGATTTACATTAATCAATACAATCTCTTCCCCTTGGGGAATTTCAATAAACTGTTTCATATTTCTTGATTTTTAGATTTGACACCTCAAAATTAAGAAAATCCCCTGACAATAACGTGATGTTGCCAATCGAATTGGTTCAGGGGAGCCAACTAATTTATACGATTATGAAAACAATCCAATTCATTTTATCCATATTGGTTAGTATATGCGCTGCCGGTATGCTTTACGGGGCTATCACTACTTACAGTCCTATGAAAATATTCTCTGTCACTATAATGGGTGTTATATGTGCCGGATGTGCTTTTCTAATAAGAATCTCTTATAAAGAGTTGAAATAAATGACAAATTGTAATACCGCTAAAAGGTAGACCTCAAATCCGGCACAAGGCGCATGGGTATGAGTGCACAATAACCTTGTAAACCAGCCGGGCGGTAATTTATGAAGTAGCATTGTTGGAATGCGTGTAAGCAATTAATTGTTGGTATTAACTCATATTCTGATTTCTATATTCATCTGGCTTACAAGAAGTAGGTTCGACTCCTACCTTTTTAACGATGTTTTAAACTTATACGATTATGACAGTGGAAGAATTAAGAGGCATGACGCATGAAGATTTAGTAAGGCGTGTGCAAGAACTGGAAGAGGCTAACGAAAAATTAGCTGAAGAGAAAAAAACATGGTATAAATCTTGGAGTGATTTGCAACAGAAGTTTGATCATTTCAAGAATGCGGTTAAAAGCATTGTTCTGATAATAGATTAGATATTCGTGTTTTATTTTGATGTTTGTACTGGGTGTGCCGTCCGTGAGGATAGTGCACCTTTTTTAATCGGATGGTTAGCTTATCGGTTAGAGCTTCGTGCTGTGCAACCAATTGGCACGATTGAGAGGGGTTCGATTCCCTTACCATCCACGAATCATTAATTAAATTTTATTCTTATGGCAAAAGAACTGAAAGAAAGAACAGAAATCAAGAAAAAGCTGAAAAAGAAGAATGACAGAATCAGCTTTGGCTTTAGCGACAAGCTTGCCGGACAGCTTCGCAGGTGTACCGCTGATCTTAACAGGTTGGCAAGGATTGACCGGATAATAGACAAGGAGCAAACGTTGTATTCGGTGGACACTAACAGGGAAGCCGGATATATTGAGGTTATCCGCAATTATTAATCAGCCGACTTACACGATTATGAGGAGAGTTTTTAATGAACTTACACCTGAATGCGAGATTACGGCACGAATGTATGCACAAGGGTATGAGAAGAAGGAGATAGCCGATTTGAAATGCAGGGCTGTGAGCACAATAAACAACCAGTTGCAGAAGGCTTTCGAGATTCTTCATGTAAGAAATGGAAGAGAACTGGCGACCATGCTATATGAGCGTTTGGCTGGCATGAAATTCACTATGGATTTCCCACCAATAGCCCGTTCTGTTATCGCCTGTTGTTTATTATGTGTGTTTTCAATTACGTTTTATCAGGATTTCCATTCGGATATGCGTAGGGCAAGACGGATTAGAGAAGAGAAAATAGAATTTCTGAAAGATATGATATGAAAAGAGGAAAGGTTGAATCCGTACAGAAACTTTGGCTTAATAAGGATGAAGCGATGGCTTATTTGGGGTGTAGCGTTGATTACCTTGATAAACTTAGGAATAACGCCCAGGTTTCATTTGCCAAAGATGGAAAAATGATTTGGTACAATTTGGAGTCGATCAATAGATTTTTGAATAGAATGAAAGTAATATAAACCCTTTAAATTTTACGATTATGAGTCTTATTAAAAAATCAAATGAATTAGTAATTCCTACCACTGTAAAGATGATGATTTACGGTCAGGCTGGTATGGGAAAATCAACAGTGGCATTGAGCGCACCGAAACCGTTATTATTGGATTTCGATAATGGCGTTAAGCGTATGAATATGGCGCATTTGGAAAACATAGATACTGTACAGGTCACTTCATGGAGTGATGTTCAACAGGTCTTGCAAGAGGACTTATCCGCTTATCAGACTATTGTAGTAGATACCATTGGCAAGATGATGGATTTCATCATTACTTATAAATGTGGCAGCCGGCAACCGTCCATCAGGGATTGGAGCGGTATCAATGCAGAGTTTTCATGGATGACACGAACACTTTCGGGGCTTAACAAGCATATTATTTTCGTTGCCCATCGTGACACAAGAAAAGAAGGTGATGATACGGTATTCATTCCTGCTTTACGTGAGAAATCCTACAATTCCATCGTTACTGAACTGGATTTGCTCGGTTATCTTGAAATGAAAAGCGAAAGAGGGGTACAAAGACGTACCATTACTTTCGACCCGACTTCAAGAAATGATGGTAAGAATACCTGCAACCTTCCTTCAGTAATGGAGGTTCCTACCATCCTAGACAAAAACGGTAATCCAACCGCCAAGAACGACTTTATCACTACCAAGATAATCAATTCGTATTTGGGTATGCTTGCAGCGAAGAAAGCGGCACAAGAAAAGTATGATAAGGTGATAGAGGAAATCAAAGAAAGTATCGAATTTATAACTGATGCCAAGTCCGCTAATGAGTTCGCTGCCCAGATTAATGAGTTTGAACATGTTGGTAGTTCTTTGATGATGGCGAGAAGTTTGTTTGCTGCAAAGGTAAAGGCTTTGGGACTGATATTCAATAAGGAAACTAAAATATACTCAGATGCAGCCTAATGAGATTTGGAAAGACATTCAAGGTTATGAAGGACTCTATCAAGTAAGTACCCTTGGTAGAGTTCGCTCTTTAGATAGGCTTATTAAAAGCAGGTATGGTAATTTTAGAAAGATAACAGGAAAGATAATTAAGCCTAATAAAATATGGAGTGGATATTTACGAATATCACTATGGAAACAACAACAAGTTGAATATAAATCTCTTCATAGACTTGTTGCCGAAACGTTTATTCCTAATCCGCAAAATTTACCATGTGTAAATCATAAAGATGAGGTTAAAAGCAATAACTCTGTTTCTAACTTAGAATGGTGCACATGGAGATACAATGCTAATTACGGAACAAGAAACGAACGGTTTAGCAAAAAGAAAATAAATCACCCGAAGATGTCAAAAGCCGTTGTTCAGTGTCGAGAGGATGGTACGTTAATAAGTACATTTGAAAGTGCTAAAGAGGCTGAAAGACAAACGGGTATTAACAATGCTAATATTATCAGTTGCTGTATAGGTAGAAGAAGCTTCCTTACAGCAGGTGGTTACAAATGGAGGTATAAGAATGAGTAAAATATCTTACAAAATATACCCAACGTTGCTGGATTCTTATCAAAATTATATAGATAGTGATAAGATATATCAAAAATATTACGCTTTTTCTGATAATCCCCCATGCGATGAGGATGAGTTTAGGGAAAAACAATTCCAATCTCTTATTGATAGGATAAATAGAGTACCTTTCGATAGTGAAGCTGCTGATAGAGGAACGTGTTTTGGGGAAATAATTGATTGTATGATTGAGAACCGTAAATCTTCTATAATGGAAATTAGCAAGGCATATCACGATGACGGAAAACTTTACGGGATAAAAGCTGTTTACAACAATCGCACTTTCACTTTTCACATTGACCTTTGCCGCGAGTTTGCCAACTACTACAAAGGAGCATTAACCCAACAAAGAGTAGAAGCCATCTTGCCTACTGCATACGGCAATGTTTTGGTTTATGGGGTAATTGACGAGCTGATGCCGGCCAGCGTCCACGACATCAAAACAACCGGAAGCTATACCGTAGGGAAGTTCAAAGACCACCATCAACACCTTGTTTATCCTTATGCTTTGATGCAGAACGGTTCGGATGTACGGACATTTGAGTATAACATTGTAGAGTTCAACAAAGGCGGTTATGTGGTAGATACCTATACAGAAACATACGTTTTCAATCCGGAGCGTGATATACCCATTCTCACTAACCATTGTGAGGAATTTATCCGATTCTTGGAGGAAAACAGAGAACTTATAACCGATACCAAAATTATATCAAATAATGAGTAGTGAAATTTGGAAGCCTATTAAAGATTATGAAGGTCTTTATGAGGTATCATCTTTAGGCAGAATAAAATCTATGCCTAAAAAATTTATAAGAAACGGAGCTGTAACACATTTTGAAGAAAAGATATTAACGCCTTCTGATAGTCATGGGTATCGTTCTGTTGTTCTAACAAAGAATGGCATTCATAAAACGCATAGCGTTCACAGATTGGTGGCTTTAGCTTTCATTCAAAATCCAAATAACTATACTCAAATAAATCATAAAGACGAAAATAAATCCAATAACAGAGTTGAAAATCTTGAATGGTGTACACATTCATACAATATGAATTATGGAACGCTCCAAGAGCGTAAGGGGAAAGCTAATGGTGTGCTAGTCTATCAATATACCAAATCTGGTGACTTCGTTAAGAAATATCCTTCGTTGAAATCAGCAGCGGTAAGTAACGGATTCCAAAGTTCACCTATTCAAAATTGTTGCTGTGGAAGAAGTAAGACTTCGTATGGATTTATATGGAAATATTAATTAAAAGATTTTTGGAGGAGAAAATTAATGGCAAATCAGATAACCGGACGGATAATCGAAATTGGACAAACTGTTCAAATACCATCCAAAAACGGTGGTTCCTCATTTACAAAACGGGAGTTTATTTTAGATGCTACCACTTACGACCCTTATACGGGAGAGCGTAGCGAGTATGAGAACATTATTCCCTTAGAGTTTTCGGGTGACAAGTGTACAGAACTTGACCGCTTTAATCAGGGTGATGTTGTTACTGTATCATTTGTCTTACAAGGGCGTTCTTGGACGAATCAAGACGGAGAATTCAAACGTATGGTATCCATTCGATGCTATAAAATAGAAGCGCGTGGCGGTGTATCTCAATCCCAACAGACAACATCGATACAACAGCCAGCGCCACAACCGACTTATCAGCAACAGCCGCAGAACTTTCCGCCTCCGGTTGATGCTAATGGCAATGTAAAGGATGATTTGCCTTTTTAGCGTATGCTGTTCGACTTGAAGAATGATATGGAAGAGATTTGGAAAACAGTAAAAGGGTATAATGGATATTATCAAGTTTCTAATACAGGTAAAGTTCGGAATCCTAATAAGGTGCTTACTCCAAATGTTGGAGTAAAGAACGGATATGTTTATGTTACTTTGAGAAAAGATAAAAGACTGTTACATCGAATTGTTGCAGAAACTTTTATCCCCAATCCATTTAATAAACCAGAGGTAGACCACATTAATGGAATTAGAACGGATAATAATGTTTGTAATTTAAGGTGGGTAACTCGCACGGAAAACAATAATAATCCTATTACTAAAAGCCGTTTTAGTAAATCTGCTAAAGGTAAAGTTATCAATGCAGAAACTAAAAAACGAATGTCAATGAGCCGAAAAGGGGAAAAACATCCAATGTATAATAAAAAGCATTCAAGTTTTTCTAAAAGAAAGATGTCTATAACTCATTCAATTCCAGTTGTGCAATTTGGATTACAAATGAATTATATAGCTGAATTTGAAAGTGCAAAAGTGGCTTCTCTTGAAACACAAGTTGCTGCATCAAGTATCAATGCTTGTACGCTCGGCAAAAGGAAAACGGCTGGTGGCTATATTTGGAAAAAGAAAAATGATATTTAATTTATCAAATCATTATGAAATACCCAAGTTCAAGGAGTATGTAAACAAGCTGTTTAGTGAACGTGCGGTGGTGGAAGTGAAAAAGAAACTACCTAACCGCACGCTTGCCCAAAACAGCTACTTGCATCTTCTTTTAGGGTATTTCGGTAGTGAGTACGGTTGCAGTCTCGACGAAGCAAAAATTGATTTTTATAAAAGGACTTGCAACCGTGATTTGTTTGAACGTAAGACGGTCAACAAGAAAGGCAATGAAGTAACCTATCTGAGAAGCTCTGCCGAACTGACAACGGGGGAAATGACCCTGAGCATTGACCGTTTCCGTAATTGGAGCGCATCGGTGGCTGGTATCTATCTGCCGGCTGCAAATGAACATCAAATGCTGATATATGCCCAGCAGGAAATACAAAGAAATCAAGAATTTATTTAGTTATGATAGAAACAAGAAAAACAGAAATCAGGTATGTGACATCTGATCCGAAAAAGATGCTCAACATGTACCTTGCAAAACGTGTCCTCAAAACATGGGAGGAATCTTTCATTGATGAAGATACAGGTGAAACAGTAACCATCGAACGGAATGAAATTCTTTTTGACCGTGGCACGCTGATAGACCAAGACACTTTGGCGAAAATTCGTTTCAGTATGGAAGCTGACGGCATTAAGGAAGTGGAAGTCAGCAACCAGAACCGCTTGGCATTCGAGAACGAGAACAGTGTTTTATAACCGTACATCGCTCAAGCGCAAATAGGTGACAAGAAACATAAGTTCCTGCTGTATGCCACCGGATTGGAGAATACTTGTAGTATCTTGAAAGATTACATCGAACTAAACTATATGTTCGGATTCACCTTGACAATGGTCAAGGAGTTCGATTCTTGCGTGATTCTTACTGACAACTTGAAAGAACGTAAGGTTGACGATGCTTCGCTTGCCTATCTCAAAAATGAAATCACTATGGCAGAATACGTTGACAAAATGGACGATGAGACGGAAGATAGTGACGAAGAATCTAAACCGAATGAAAAGAAATTCTACCAGATTGAGACGAAAATCACATTCACGGATGGGGAGAATGAAGACGAGAGAGTTCAGACTTTTGTCGTGAACACCTTCAACGTTGACAGAGCGATGATGCTTATTACCCACTATCTCAAAAACAAAGAGGAAGAATGTGAGAAACAAGCCAAAGAAAAGGGACATGAGTTCAGAAAGAGGGAAATCCATACAGCCATTGAATCTGCTAAACCTATCCCGGTCGGGCGGTTTATTCCGAAAGAGTTTTCAATGGCTTATATGGAATAACTTTGTTAACCTGCCTGTCCGGTCTGTGAAGATGGGGCGGGCGAAAATGGGGGTGCGCAGTGGAGTGCTTTTGACTTTCGAGAGGTGCACATGGTAGAAAGTACGGTACGTGAGATATAAGGAGTAATTAACCTTAGAAGTAGCGCAAAAGGATAAGTCCTTAATTGGGTGTTCGAATCGCCCCATCTCCACATAAATGTGAGCCACACATAAATGGCAAGGGTTAGTAAAGAATGGTTGTGCCCCGGAGAATACGCTTCGGGGCTTTTAATTGGAAAACTATGAATGAAATATTAACTGGTAAGATTTGTCCCTATTGTGGCAAGCCTACCGAATACGTGGATAGTTCTGTAATCTACGGATACTCCTACGGCATGATTTACCTCTGCCGTGATTGCAGGGCTTATGTAGGCGTTCATAAGGGTACAGACCTGGCATTAGGGCGTTTGGCAAATGCGGAATTGAGGGAAGCCAAGAAAGAAGCCCATTTCTATTTCGACCAGATAGCCAAAACCAATCTTATCAATAAGATTTGGAAGAAACATATCCCGAATACATCAAACAGAAACAAGGCTTATCTGTGGCTTTCTAACCAACTGAATATACCACGTGAAGTTTGCCACATAGGGATGTTTGATGTGGAGGATTGTAAAAGAGTTGTTGAATTGTGTAAACCAATAGTAGAATGCCGTACTATATAAAACGAAAGGCTAAGAAGAAAGACAAGCCTTTACCTCTGTTTGATAAAGCGGGGGTAACAATAAAGAAGAAGCCGGATTTAAAAGCTAAACTCGACAAGGAGTTTTCCCTTTTCATCCGGCTTCGTGATTGTATGCCTAACGGTTGTTTTCGCTGTATCTCTTGTGGGCAGATAAAGCCGTTTGCGCAAGCCGATTGCGGTCACTATTTCAGCCGCACGCATCTGGCTACCCGCTTTGACGAAGATAACTGCCATGCGGAATGCCGACACTGCAACAGATTCAAAGTCGACCATTTGGAAGGCTATCGGGTAAATCTAATTGCTAAAATCGGACAACGGAAGTTTGATTTATTAAAATGGAAAATAAAAGATTCGAAGGATAATCCTCAAAATTATAAGAAATCAGATTTTGATTATGAACAGCTAATCAAGTATTACAAGGCACTTAGTAAGAAGTTACGAAAGGAGAAAGGATTATGAGAACAATTAAATTCAGAGGGAAAAGTACCAACAATGGCAAATGGGTATATGCCGAACTGCACGGGCTTGGCATGGATTTGTTTAATGAGTGCGTAAACGAAGATACTATCGGGCAGTTCACGGGATTACGAGATAAGAACGGACAAGAGATTTATGAGGGGGATATTGTACAACTTGACTATATTACAACGCTTGGAAAACATCGCATAGGACTTTCATTTGAGGTCAAATGGTGTACCCAAGAGGGATGCTGGGTTGGATGGGATGGCTTTGTAGAAAATACTCTTCAACAGACACACAAAATGTTTGTAGTTAAAGGTAATATCTACGATAACCCCGAACTACTGAAAGGAGATATAAAATGACATACAAGCTACGTGATTACCAACAAAAAGCCTCTGATGCAGCCGTTTCCTTCTTCAATAACAAGGCAAAGAAAACAAACGCTATCATGGTTTTGCCTACGGGTAGCGGAAAGTCGCTTATCATAGCGGATATAGCCGCAAGGCTTGACGGGCATACTTTAGTGTTCCAGCCCTCAAAGGAAATACTCGAGCAAAACTTCAAGAAGCTCTGCTCATACGGCATTCTTGATTGCAGCATCTATTCGGCTTCCTTTAATTCAAAGGAGATAAGCCGAATAACATTCGCCACCATCGGCAGTGTGAAGAATCACCCCGAACTCTTTACCCACTTCAAAAACATCATCGTTGATGAATGCCATTTGGTAAACCCCAAAGAGGGAATGTATAAGGATTTCTTTGAAGCTGTAAAGTGCAAAGTCTTAGGACTGACAGCGACACCATACCGTCTAAGCTCCAGCCGTGACTTCGGCTCTATGTTGAAGTTTATTACACGGACGAAGCCTCATGTATTTTCAGAGGTCATTTATCATGTACAGGTATCTACTCTTTTGGATATGGGTTATTTGGCGAAGCTAAACTATTATCCGATGGATAAAGAACTTAAAAAATATAATGGCAACGAGTTTAAGGAGTGTAACCTAAAAAGGAATAGTACTGGTGCCGACTACACAGATAGGTCAGTTCAAAAGGAATATGAACGGATAGACTTCTACGGCTATCTCGTCCATATCGTCCAAAGGCTGATGAACCCCAAAGCCGGAGGAAAACGGAAAGGCATTTTGGTATTTACCCGCTTCTTGAAAGAAGCGGAACGGCTTACATGGTCTATACCCGGAACCGCAATTGTTTCGGGTGATACTCCTAAGAAAGAACGCGAACATATTCTTGAAGCGTTCAAAGCTGGTGAAATATCTGTTGTTGCCAATGTAGGTGTACTTACCACAGGCTTTGACTATCCGGAACTCGATACGGTCGTTATGGCACGTCCTACAATGTCACTTGCCATGTGGTATCAGATAGTCGGTCGTGCCATCCGCCCGCATCCTTCTAAAGAATGTGGATGGATTGTGGATTTATGCGGTAACATCAAACGTTTCGGAGAGGTGTCGGATTTACGATTGTTTGATAGCGGTAATGGTAAGTGGGCTGTATTTTCTAACGGAAGGCAATTAACTAACGTGAGATTCTAAGACTATGGACGAAGGATTTTTGAGGCTAAGCCGCAGGTTTTTCTCGAATGAAATGTGGAATGAAGCCCGTACTTTTAGCAGTTGCGAAGCGTGGTTAGACTTAATTCAGTCTGCACGATTTGAGGCAACGCCCCGAAAGGAGAGTATCGGAGGTCGAGAAATCTCTTATTCAAGAGGTCAATATCCTGCATCCATAAGATTTCTGTCACAGCGTTGGAAATGGTCTGAAAAGAAAGTGCGTTCCTTTCTTGTGCATCTTAGAAAGAAAGGTATGATAACTGTTGAGTGCAATCAAGGAATGAACCTTATAACCTTATGTAAATATGAAGAATATAATCCAATGGGCACAACCAAGGACACAAGTAAGGGCACAGGTATTGAAAAGGAAATCAATGAATTAAGACAGGAATGGGCACAACTAAGGGCACAACTTGGGGCACAGTCCATGAACAACAATCTACCGCAATCCGAACTTTTACAAAAATCAGGGCACACAGAGGGCACAAATATAAAGAAAGAAGAAAGAGAGTATATAGATATATCTCTACATCAAAAGAAAGAAAATACTCCTGACGGAGTATCAAAGAAAGACAAGCTTTCTTCGCCCTCCCCCTCTGAAAAGATTGATTACAGCGGATTGATGGAATACTATAATACCACATTCAAAGACAGACTCCAGCAGATAAGATCAATGACTGATGTGAGAAAAAAGGCTGTAAAAGCCCGGATAGCCCAATATGGGAAAGAGTCAGTGAGGAGTATTTTCAATCTCATTCTTCAATCCCCGTTCCTACTTGGAGCTAATGACCGCAATTGGAAATGCGACTTTGATTGGATTTTCAAACAAGCAAACTTTACTAAAATATTGGAAGGAAACTATAATGGGACAAGACTTAGTAAAAATCAACAGGATAGCGAGCTGCGAAAACGTGATTCAGTTCTTGCAGTCGCTACAACCGTTAGAGAAGCTGCCGCAAAAAAGAGAAAGGAACTTGAAGCAGAGGGCGTTATTGAATAAATATCCCGATCCTGCACAATTCATTCTTGATTACAACCCTGATTTGCAGTTCAAACTTGTCAGATGTAATGCAACCCATTCAGAACTGGCGTTGAATGACAGCATTCCGAGTTTAGGGCTATTGTCTTCTACTTATGGGGATGAAACACCGATAGAATGGCTAAAGATACAATTTGGCTCATTGAATGACTTTGCAGAAGTTTCAACCAAGATAGCGAAAGAGCAACTTTCTGAACTATCGGAGATATTCCTTTCGGAGTATTATTATATAAATGCCGCTGAAATCTGTTTTTTCATAGCACGGTTTAAGTCAGGGAAGTATGGGCGGTTCTACGGTTCAATAGATCCATTGAAAATAACAAGTGCGATGCTGGACTACGTTTCTGAACGTCGGAAAGATATTGAACGGAAAGAGCGTGAACGATACAGAAACCAACGTGAAAAAGAGATAGAGGAGCGTGGAAATAACAGAATCTCTTATGCTGAGTACATTGAAATCAAGCACCGTGCTGATGCAGGAGATGAGGAAGCCAGAAAAATGCTGATGTCACCATGAGAATAACCGTTTACTGGGTAACAAGAAATCCGGATGTTATCGTAAGAATCCGGAAAAAGTTCAATATCCCAAGTTATACTTCCGTGAACTACGAAACAGAATGTGAAATCAAGGATGAAGACTTTTCACTGTTAGAAGAAACAGAACGAAGGGGATTTATTCAAATTAGAAATAAGAATACACGATTATGAAATCATTAAAAGAAATACGAAGGAGTTTAGAAGGTCTGTCCGATATCGAATTGTTCGTGATAGACCTTTTTTGTGGTGCCGGCGGTTTGTCCGAAGGTGTGGAAGAAGCACGATTGGATGGAAATAGATGTGCAAAGGTTGTTTGTTGTGTGAACCATGACAAGAATGCCATCCTTTCACATGATGCCAATATCCCTGATGCACTTCACTTTATTGAGGATATCCGTACACTGGAACTTTCCCCGATAAGCACTATTGTAGAACGTATCCGTCAGCTATACCCTGATGCTATGATAATGCTTCATGCCTCTTTGGAGTGTACCAACTTCTCGAAAGCCAAAGGCGGTCAGCCACGTGATGCTGATAGCCGGACACTGGCTGAACATCTCTTCCGCTACATTGATGTGATAGATCCTGATTATATTCAGATTGAGAATGTGGAAGAGTTTATGAGCTGGGGAGATATGGACGAAAAAGGGAAGCCTATCAGCATGGACAAAGGCAGGCTTTATCAGAAGTGGGTGCGCAATGTCAAGAAGTACGGTTACAACTTTGAGCACCGCATCCTGAACGCTGCCGACTTCGGTGCCTACACCACAAGGAAACGCTTCTTCGGCATCTTTGCTAAAAAGAGCTTGCCGATAGTATTCCCTGAACCGACCCACTGTAAAGGTGGCAGGCAGGACATGTTTTCTAAGCTGGAAAAATGGAAACCCGTCAAGGAAGTTCTTGATTTTTCTGACGAAGAAACTACCATCTTTAGGGAAAAGCCTCTTGCAGAGAAAACGCTTGAACGCATCTATGCCGGACTTATCAAATTTGTAGCCGGAGGAAAGGATGCTTTCCTTTCCCGTTACAATACGGTTCGCCCTCAAGACACATGCAAATCAGTTGATGAACCATGCGGAGTGTTGACTACTGAAAACCGCTTTGCAAAGGTACAGGTAAGTTTCCTCTCCAAACAGTTCAGCGGACATCCCGAAAGCAAGAATGTGTCTGTAGAAGAACCGGCAGGTGCAATCACCTGCAAAGACCACCATGTTTTTGTCTCTGCTTATTATGGAAATGGACATAATCATTCGGTAGACCTTCCAGCTCCAACGGTCACAACGAAGGACAGGATGGCTTTAATTGAAAGCCGATTTATGTGTTCTTATAACTTTAAGGATACAGGAAAGGATATTAACCAGCCTTGTCCTACACTTCTGACGAAAGACAGACTTTCTCTTGTATCTCCGTTTTTTATGAACCAATATTCTGGAGGTGGTCAGGTGTCTGATATAAACTCACCATGCCCCGCTGTTACCACAACACCGAAACAAAACTTGGTAACATGCCAGCCGTGGATAATGAATACTGCATTCTCAAATGTAGGTAGCAGTATAGAGGAACCCTCCCAGACCATTACCGCAAACAGGAAATGGCACTATCTGATGAATCCACAGTTCAACAGTGCTGGCGGCTCTGTTGATAGCCCCTGCTTCACATTAATAGCCCGCATGGATAAGATGCCACCCTATCTAGTAGCAACAGAAAGCGGTCAGGTAGCGATTGAAATCTACGACAATGATAGTCCTATGACCGTGAAGATAAAGGAGTTCATGGCACTGTATGGCATAGTGGATATTAAAATGCGGATGCTTCGCATTCCGGAACTCAAAAAGATTATGGGATTCCCTGAAGATTATGTTTTAATAGGCACACAAGCTGACCAAAAGAAGTTTATCGGGAATGCAGTGGAGGTTACACAAGCGAGAAAAAATACTGAAGCACTTTGCAAAGTATTGAGAAAGTTGAGATTGAAGAAATCAAAAGAAATAGCTTAATGGAAAATGGAAAACTTATATTAGATGCCTGCTGTGGCAGTAGAATGTTTTGGTTTGACAAACATAATCCTCTTGCCTTATTCGTTGATAAGAGGTCGGAAATAGTAACTGCCAAGGACAGAGATAAAATCAGAACTATAGAAGTAAAACCTGATATAATAGCCGATTTTACCAACTTGCCGTTTGAGGATAATTCTTTTCACATGGTAGTATTTGACCCACCTCATCTAAAAACACTTGGTGAAACGTCATGGATGGCTAAAAAATACGGAAAACTGCCGAAAAACTGGCAGTCACTAATACACGATGGATTTACTGAGTGTATGCGTGTCTTGAAGCCTTACGGCACTCTTGTATTCAAATGGAATGAGAGTGAGATAAAAGCTGCGGAAGTTTTGTCTGTTATCCCGTTCAAACCTCTTTTCGGACATACTACCGGAAGACAGAGTAAGACAATATGGATGTGCTTTATGAAACTGCCAATTAACTACAAAAAGAGTTTAATAAAATATTTATCAGAATCATAACTAGAGATATATGAATAAGATAGAAAAACTGGCTGGAGAATATAACTCCACCTTTGCTCGACTGGCAGTAATAGAAAGTGAATTGACCAAAGAATGCCAGAAGTACGTTTCCTGGGATACCGTTCAGGTAAGCATTACTGGTGGCGGTGCTCCCATTGTAAAAGCAAGGAATGAGATAGATGCCGTTCCTTTGGAGGATTTTGTTGACCATGTAAACGAATATGGAAGCATGTCAGAATCCGCCTACGGACATTTGGCTTGGTATTCGATTTAAAACTAAACCAATATGAGCAAACTATATAAAGTAACCATTTTCGGGGAATCATTCTTAATCGGGTGGTTCCCTTTTTTCTTCACGCTGGTATAACAAACTAAAGATAATCAAATGATAGTACGCCATTTTATAAGAGTTCCGGTTGGAAGTATAGTCTATTGCAACAATCAGCCGGTTAAAATACTGGAGAGAGGATATGCCCTTGCTCTATGTGATGTCAATGGGAAACGGGTATATATCACCTGCTATGATTTGGAAAAGAAACCATTCGTCAGTACGAATGAAGAAGAATGAAAAAGAGCCAACCCACGCACGACCATGAATCAGCTCTTCCTTACACGATTATGATGCAAATATACTATTTACTTTTAAAATAATCGTGTTATGAAACTAGATTTTAACAAAATAATTCGTCTTAAAAAGATTCGTATCGAGAAATCAGAACTTTCAGAGGAAGAAAATACCTTGACTTCCCCGATTTTGAAAGACAAAAGCCTTATCCATGAAATCTACAAAATTTTCGTTGAGTTGCTGAATGAGAGGGGATGTCCACCGAATATTGACAGTGTTACCCAGCGGAAGAAGTTCATTTTCATTATCCTATACCTGTTTTCTCCAAGCTCGCTTGCTGGTGGAAAAATGACAGCAGGGTTACGTGAAGAGATGTCAAGGGTGCTTGGGGTTCAGTCCAAAAGTACAATTTCCGACAATTGTGCTGATGTCGTGTTTCTGTATCAGAATTATGGGGACTTTAGTGGAGATATAGAGTATCTTTACACCGAAATCGTAAATCGGTTAAGAATTAAAGGGCTAATCAATTAACAAAGCGATAAGAATTACTTACCGCTTTGTTTTTTTAACTCAATTTTGAGCCATCGAATTATAACTATTCATATATTTACGATGCTTTTCTGCACAAAATTCTTTGTGTTATGTGTATAACTCCGTTTTTAAGCATACATAAAGGTTGATATATTAGTATTAACTTTAAAAAAGGAGGTTTTATGTCTGATGATAAAGACTATTATGAAAAAGAAGAACGAAGAATAGTGAAAAATGCCACAGAAAAAGGAGTACCTTTTGAAACAGCTGCAATCATTAGCAGAAATATAAGGCAGGAGGGATTAAGAGATTATGAATATCTTCAAATGCTCAAAGGTAAATTGAGTGATGAAATTAATCGTAAAAAGTAAATCAACAGGCCGGAGTTCAGTGCTCCGGCTCAATTTTATACAACTAACAGAATTAATATTCTAATAAAAAAGTAGAGAGATATTATAATTCCTACCCCTATAATGCTTTTTGTTACCCAGTCATGTTTAAATACATCATACTTAAACATTCCACCAGGTACAAATTCGTGGGCTACATATTTTGCTTTCCAATACCCAATGCCAATAAACGTCATTCCTAATCCAAGTCCTAAAACATATCTTCTTTCAATAAATTGTATATCAAATATCATTGCTGCTGCGGAAAGAAGGATGCCACATAAAAGTACTAATTTCCACCAATAATCGACTTTAAATAATTGTCCTAAATCCATAATTCTATCTTTATTTATAGTATTCTTTTCCTTGTATATTTTCATGGTCCGGCATACGTGGTTCTCCGTCAAAATGGATTTTACCTCCGCAATGGGGGCAGACGATAACGTTTTCTTCCTCTTCCTTATCTTCCCCTATCAGTGTTGTAATAGACACATTGAGAGCATCAGCTATTTTTAGAAGATTATCCAATGAGGGGGATGATTTTCCAGTCACGATATTGCTAACTGCAACCTTTGAAATGCCAACCTTTTCCGCAAGCCAAGCGGAAGTGACGTTTCGCTCGCTCATTATTTCTTTTATTCTCAAATCCATAAACTATACTTTATTTCAATTACTCCGCAAAGTAACGCAAACTTTATCAAATAACCTAATTAGGATAAAGTTTGCTTTATTAAATAATGTTAAGTAATAAATAAAACTTTATCAAACTTGTTGTGTTTAATAAAGTTTGCTTTATCTTTGCATCATCAGAAACGAAGTAATAACAATTAAAACATATAAGATATGAAAGCAACAGAATTTAAGAAAGGTCAATCAGTAGTCGTAACTACTAAAAATGGTAAGGTAGAAGGTACTATTTCAGGTGTTGATATGAATGTTTGCACTTTTGAAGTTGAATACTCTGTGGATTACCTAAAAGAGGGCAAAACATGGACTATGATTTGTGTGCCTGCAAGAGCGATAGAATTAGCATAAGTTTAATCAGCAGGGCGAAAGCCCTGCGCAATATAGAAGAATATGAAAGAAAATATATTTTTAAAAGCAGTTATAGAAAAACCGTTATTGAATAATGAACCAGAAGTTTTACACCTTTTCGTTCAAATAATCAATGAAATAACTTCTTGTATGTCAGAAGACGAGTTAAAGGGCTGTATGAACTCTTTAACAGTACAATACCCTTACTTTAAACTGTTTTTCGATTATGATTTCGGACATAATCATATGTGGGTGAAAGCATCAGGTTCTTTAGAAAGATTGATATTGGTTGAGTTCTAATCCGGTAGCTTTCGAGCTACCACAATATACACGATTATGAAAGCAGATTTAGTTTTAGTTATCAGCCCTGAAGCCCCACTGATGAAGCAATTGGGCAAAGTATTAGGTAGGTTGTGCTCTATGTGTGACTTTTCTACCATAGAAAGAGGCGAAAAGTATGTCACGATACGGCATGATGAAACCGGGATTGTCGTGGCTTATACGAGTGAAGAAAGATTGAATGTGAAACATTAAATATTGATTATTATGGGTGAAATAGCAGATAGTTTAATTAGTGGTGAATTTGATTTTATCACCGGTGAGTATTTAGGTGAAGCGGTTGGTTATCCAAGAACGCACGCTTATGACAGACATGAATACATGCCACCGGTTGAAAAGAAGCCTACCTGCAAGGCGAATGTTTGTATAACTAACATGTGTAAGGACAGAGGTTTCAGTAACCGTGAAAAGATTGAATTAGTAGCCAAATTCTTGTATAGCAAAGGTTACAAACAATTGCCTAACCTATTCCATCAGTATAAAATCATTCACAGCCAGTACAAGAATGATTTTAAGAAGTTTTTGGTTGAACAAGTAAAGCAAAGAAAGGATGAATAATATATTCACAATATGCTATTCAGAAGAAGAAGCAAATGAAATAGGCCACTTCATTTTGAGTAGAGGATACGAGGGTATTCAAAATGATAGCTATAGATATTGCCGTGAAGCGATTTGGTGGGCTTTCAAACAAGCTAAAAGGCATCATTCAAATTGCATCTACGTTGGCGTTGCAGGTTGCCAAATGACTGTATCAAAATCAAAGCGAGGTCTTAGACGAAATGGTCTTAAATACATAGAGAAAAGGCGAATGTTTTACAAATTACTAAGTAAGTATTGATAAATAATTATGAACTCAATTAACGACGAAAGAGGTTGCAGCGTATGTCAACCCGGTAAAGAAAACTATTGCACTTACACTACCAAATTGAAAGGTAAGAGAGTGAGAATGTACCAGTACGACTACCGTACTGAAAGTGGTGAACTCTTTGCTTGTTGTGCGCCTACCTTAGAGGCGTGTAGAGAAAGACGGGATAAATGGCTTAGTTCACGACAATAAGCCGATTGTCGTGTATAACGATTGAAGATATTTCGTTATCTTTGGTTGTGGTTGTACCTTTGGGGTACAACCTTTTATGGTATAATTTTTTATAACGATATAGTAATATGAAGATTAGTTATAATGGGCAAGAGATAGAAGCGTATTCGCTTGTAATGACAAAAGAAAATGCCTTGGCTATTTAAATGGCAAAAAAGACATAGAAACACGTATGCTTAGTACAAAATACGAAAAAATGTTCACGGATTTTGCGCAAGTTGACGAGAATGAGAAATTAAGAAAATCGGGGCATGAAGATGAATGCAAGCCTGTCTTAAGAACTGATATAGAGGCTATCCATTTTTATAGTACTGGTGCACCATGGACACTTGATGTTGCCATTGATGAAATTGGTATAGGTGAAGTAACAGAAGAAGGTATAAAATTCATGCACGATGAATTTGATTTTCACGATTTTGATGAACAATTAAAAGAGTTCAAGAAGAATCCACCGAAAGAGCTACCATTATTTTACTATTTACATATTTGTGAAATCATAAGTCATTCAGGTTTGAAATAATATAAGCCATTTCGGTGGCTTTGTTTGTTGGTAAAAAGATTGTTTAATTAAAAAATTAAGATTATGCCAGAAACGTATGCAACGGATGCAAGTGGTCGAAAGTATCGTACTCGAAAAGATTATGAAGCAGGTCGTTTTCAGTCTACCGGTAGAAATGCAGCTCAAAGAGCAAGAATTAACCGCCGTATAGGAGGCAGAGTTGTCTAATGAAGAAAGCGATAGATATAATTAAAGCTGTCGCAAAGAAGACTGACAGGGTTATATTGTTTCACTCGGCATCGGGCAAGGACAGTATAGCCCTTTTAGACCTAATATCACCTTATTTCAAAGAGATCGTTTGCGTCTATATGTATGTCGTTAAAGACTTATCTCACATTAATCGGTATATAAATTACGCTTGTAAGAAGTACCCTAATATGAAATATATTCAAATTCCGCACTTTGCTCTTTATTCATACAGGCGCATTGGATATATGGGATGTGTCAAAAATGAGAAGCAAAAGTTGTACAATATGGCTCAACTTACCGATATAGTAAGGGAGAAATATAATATTGAATGGGCTTTCTTTGGTTTCAAGCAATCTGATTCGATGAATCGACGTTTAATGTTACGCACATACGATATGAATGGAATCAATGAAGCACAAAAGAAGTGCTATCCATTATCGGAATATCGGAATAAAGATGTATTGGAGTACATTAGTCGAAAAAGTCTAATCAACCCCGAATCATACGGAGGGAAACATCAGTCATCTGGTACTGATATAACGGATATTAATTACTTGTTATTTCTTCGTTATAAATATCCATGTGATTTAAAAAAAGTTATAAATGAATATCCATTGGTAGAACGGAAATTGTTTGAATATGACTATGAAAGAATTAAAACAAAGTGAAACAAGGGTTATAAAACGCTTCCAAATAAACCTTAATCCGATTAATCCTAAAAGGCATTCGGACGAGAAGGTAAAACTGCAAAAGAAAAATTTGCAGAAAGTTGGTTTTCTTGGTGGTATTGTATGGAATGAGAAATCAGGAAATCTGATTGACGGGCATCGGAGAATTAAAGCAATGGATTTGTATTACAAATATGATGGTACTCCAAGCACTGATTATGACGTAAAGGTAGAGGTTGTGAATTTAGATGATAAAGTTGAAAAGGAACAGCTTACATATATGGCAGTAGGGAACACAAAACCTGATATAGACCTTATAGCTGGTTATATCTCTGATATAGATTATACGGATGTTGGATTGGATATTGGAGAACTCAACGATATTCTTTCTATAAATACAGCTATTCCTCCTTTGTCTGATTCTTTGGATGATTTATTATCCTCTGTATCATCGTTTGATGAAATAGAAACTCAGCCTACGGATGAAAAAACATACGAGGAGAAAAAAGAACACATGAAAGCTGTTAAGCAGCAAGTAAGAGATTCGGCAATAGAAAGACAACAAAACGAGGAGGCGTATATAATGCTGTCGTTTTCTTCTTATGAAGCTAAGGAAGATTTTTGCGATTTGCTTGGTATTAGTACAGATGACAAGTTCGCTAAAGGAGAAGATGTATTGAAAATGATTAAGTGACGAAAGTAACAGATACGTGCGCCCGTGTGCAAGAATATGGGAAAGAAACCAAAAATAGAAGATTTTAGGAAGATTCTCCGTAAATCCGGTGGGAATCTGACTAAGGTGGCCGCTATTTTCAAAGTGGCTCGGAAAACTATATACCAATGGGCGAAAGACGATGTGGAGTTTAAGGATGCTATATCGGATGAGCGTGGGGCTTTAGTTGATGAATGCTTGGTTTCTGCCCGTGTCCTAGCATTGGGTATTCCCGAAAAGGATGAAAAAGGAAATTTTATTGGTTGGCGTGAACGTCCAGATGGTTATATGATTCGTTATTTGCTTTCTACATTAGGAAGAAAAGAAGGGTTTGGTGAAGAGTCAGAAGACGCTGATATTCCAACAGACATAGAGCATGGCATCAACATTGATTCTTGGATTAAAGACAAGCTGAAATGATAGTACCTCAAGAAATATATCATCCACTATATGAGGATAAGGAAAAATTTATAATTTTTATCACCGGTGGGCGTGGTAGCGGAAAGTCTTTCAATGCTTCTACTTTTATTGAGCGGTTGACTTTTGAAATGACTCCCGTAGAGAAAATTGTTCATCAGATTCTTTACACCCGTTACACGATGGTTTCTGCCGGTATGTCTATCATCCCCGAAATGATGGAGAAGATAGATTTGGACGGTACCACGAAATATTTCAAGACCACAAAGACGGACATAGTCAATAAGATGACTAAGAGCCGTATCATGTTCCGGGGTATCAAGACTTCTTCCGGGAACCAGACAGCAAAACTGAAATCCATTCAAGGCATTACGACTTTCGTCTGCGATGAAGCGGAAGAGTGGACAAGCGAAGATGAGTTCGACAAGATAATGCTCTCCATTCGCAAGAAGGGTATTCAGAACCGGATTATCATTATAATGAACCCATGCGATTCCAATCACTTCATCTACAAGAAATACATTGAGAAAACTCACAAGCTGGTAGAGATTGACGGTGTGCAGGTTCAGATTTCCACTCATCCGAATGTGCTCCACATTCATACGACTTACTTTGATAATTTGGATAACCTTTCTCCTGAGTTCCTGAAAGAAGTGGAGGATATGAAGGTGGGTAATCCTGAAAAGTATGCTCATGTGGTTATCGGTCGCTGGGCTGACGTGGCGGAAGGTGCTGTGTTCAAGAAGTGGGGAATTGTTGACGAGTTTCCGGCTTGGGCAAAGAAAGTTGCTTTCGGGCAAGACTTCGGTTATACGCATGACCCGTCTGCTTCCATTCGTTGTGGTATCGTTGATAACGCCCTTTACTTGGATGAAGTGGATTACCGTACTGGATTGCTTTCTTCTGACATCATCAAGACTCTTCGCCCGTGGGGTTTGAAAGTCATAGCTGATAGTGCTGACCCTCGATTGATTCAAGAGATACACAACGGAGGAATCAAGATATATGCCGTAGAGAAAGGTGCAGGCTCTATCAATGCCGGAATTGACAAAATGAAAGATATGGAGATTTATATAACCAAACGCTCATACAACTTGCAAAGCGAGTTCAGAAAGTATGTTTGGGCAAAGGATAAGGACGGGAACTATATCAACGAACCGGAAGACCATGACAATCACGGAATAGATGCTGTACGTTACTATGTATTGGGTGAGCTTCTTGGTAAAATTCAGAAGCCGAAAGATTTAACAGGAATATTCACGCATTAAAAATATAAACTATGCCATTGAATTTAGAAGAAATATTAGCATTGCCTGACATCGGGCAGAAGATAAACTACCTGAAGAAAGGTAGGAAGACTGAACTTCCCGACCGTTGCAAACTTTGGGATGATTGGAATTCGGAACGACATGAAATCATGGTTGACAAAAAGAAGTATCCGGACAGAAAGGTTCTTGAAAAAGAAGCTGAGAAACACTTCGATGAAAAAACTGGTAAGACTTATGAAATCGAAGCAAAGTATAAGACTGAACCGGTGAACCGTATCTCCATTCCATTGGAACAAGATATAGTGAACATTCAAACAGCTTTCACGGTCGGCACAGAACCGTCTATGGATTGCACTCCGACTGATGATGATGAAAAGAAGCTGCTGGATGCGGTCAAAGCTGTATTCAAGTCCAACAAAATCAAATATCAGAACAAGAAGATTGTCCGTGCCTGGCTTTCCGAACAAGAAGCGGCAGAATATTGGTATGTTACCGATGATGATTCGTTTTGGGCGAAGTTCTGGAAGAAAGTTAAGACTTCCTTCGGGGGGAAGGTAAAGCCCACCAAGAAACTGAAAAGCGTGTTATGGTCTCCATTCAGAGGTGATAAGCTATACCCGTTCTTCAACGACGAAGGTAAAATGATTGCTTTCTCACGTGAGTACAAGAAGAAGCTCATGGATGATTCGGAGGTCATCTGCTTTATGACTATCACGGACAAAATGGTTTATCAATGGGATTTGTCTAAAGGGTATGAAGAAAGAACGCCTTTTGCTCATGGATTCCCAAAACTACCGGTTCTCTATGCTTATCGTCCAGAACCTTATTGCAAGAAGATAAAGACATTCCGTGTCCGGCTGGAAAAACTGTTATCCAATTATGCTGATTGCATCGATTATCATTTCTTCCCATTGCTGAAGCTAATTGGAGATGTAGAGGGTTTCATGGGTAAGGTTAAGGATAGAATGGTCAAACTTACAGGTGAAGGTGCGGATGCTCAATATCTGACGTGGAACCAAGCAAATGATACCGTAAAATTTGAGGTAGAAACCCTCTTTGAGAAAGCATATTCTATGACGAATACACCACAAATCAGTTTTGAAAAGTTGAGTGGTGCTGGAAATGCTTTGTCGGGAGTGGCTTTCGATTACGTGTTTCTTTCGACACATTTGCAAGTTCAAAATCATGCCGAGGTGATAGGTGAGTTCTTGCAAAGGCGTGTGAACTTCATAGTCTCTGCTTTAGGTTCTATAAATCCATCTGAATTTAACAAAGCATCTGAAACGATAGATATTAGTACAGAAGTTGTTCCGTATCGCCTTGACAATTTAGAAGATAAAGTTAATGTAGCTGTAAAAGCTGTGTCAGGTGGTGTATGGTCGCAACGACATGGGGTAATGTTTGCTGGAAATATTGACCGCATCGAAGAAGAAATTTCAGAAATAAAAGAAGAACAAGAAGAAAAGAGAAAAGCTGAAATGCAGAAACAAGCCATAAAGAAAGGGGAGTGAAATCACTCCTCTTTGTAGCTCCATTGATAGCCCTTGTGCTTCTTTATTTTCCCATTACAACACATTGAAATGCCCGAATGGTGCGCACCGGTTGTGCGTGCCGCTTCATTCAAACTATCAAATGAATTTATAATTTTGCCGTCTTTTAATTGTAGAACAGCTCGTGAATTATGGTGGTTTTTGCCAGTCTTTTGCTTTCTACCAAGAACCCTATATGCGTGTAGTAAGTTTTCACCATCAGTAACCCATTCAAGATTGGCAACGCAATTATTGGTTTTATCACCGTCTATGTGGTTTACTTGTGGTAGGTTTTGCGGGTTAGTTATAAAAGCATTTGCGACCAAGCGATGAACTTTAAATATACGCTTTCTGCACCATACATTCAAATACCCCTTTTTGCTTTTTATGGGTATTAAAATGCGTCCATCTCTAAACCAATATCCTTTACCGTTCCAGCATTTCTTTGGCAAGGATTTTACCCTACCTAAATTTGATACTTGATAATCGCCTTCGTACCCTTCAATGTCTTTCCAAATTTCATCCATATTCTTTTGCTTTAAAGTTAAATAAATAAAAGGCTGCCTTTAAAGTCGTGCGAAGACTGCCTTTGGATAATCGTGTTATGCTCTATCGGGTATCAGACTATATACACCGTTTACGGCACTTTCGCCAATCATCTTACTGATAGCATCCATACACTCATAGATACCATGATTGAAAGTATTACCTTCTTCAATGTATTCTCTACCGCTTTCTTTAGCTATGATAGTTGTTTGTTCATCAAAGACTACACTTGCCTCTCTCAACTTGATTAACGCGTTCATTAGGTCTAAATTAACCTTGATTTCATTTGTTGCCATAATTATGCGATTTTAATAAGGTTACACTTTTTGAAACAACGCCACTCTTCTTTTTCAGTGTCAAAGTATACTTGGCAATTATCAGCCGTTTTCTTAGTACCTTTTGTTTCTGGTACTCTGTTTTCCAAGAGAGTGCCAAAGGCTTGACGTAACGTGCCATCGGTTTTCTTGAAGTAGAACCTATCTCCACTTTCAAAGCTGCTTTGAGCTTTAAATTAGCCCATGCGCATTTTAATGCCTCACTCATTGAATAACCGTTCTTGCGAACAAAAGACCATGCCATTTGCATAACCTCTTTCATCTGACTTCTAAATTTTGTGCTCATACTACTTATATTTTATGTGTTATATAATATATTCTATTTTTATGCATGCAAATATAGACTATATTATATAAACGGCAATATTGTTACTGTTAATAAAATATAATACAATATATTTTCAGTGTGAAAAATTATATTATAATATATAATGCGTATATTTGTATCAGAAATCAAACTTATAATATATTATATATGGAATTAAGAGTTAAGGATGTATGCAAGGAGAAAGGTGTTACTCTTGCGGAGGTAGCATCTAAAATAGGAGTGGCTCAAGCAAGTCTTTCTAAAATGTTGGGAGGAAATCCGACTATTGGCACTTTAGAAAAAATAGCCGATGCTTTGGGTGTTCCGGTTACTGAACTATTTGAAAAGTCAAACACTGGAGATATAGTAGGCTTCGTAAAGGTAGGCGATATCGTACATGAGGTGAAGTCTGCGGAAGATGTGAAGAATTTAGCAAGTAATTTAAAAGTGCAATAATATGAAAGTACAATGTGGAAAATATGAATTATTAGATTCTATTTTTGTTACGCAAGTTGAAGGAAAACCTATAGATATCACTTTAGAAGATCCAAGTGATAAGGATTTATATATTTCCTTTGCTTTTGAAACCAATAAAGATGAAAAGGAGGGCTTGTTGAAATTTAATATTGAATCTGGCGTAAAGCTACAAATTAAGTTGATAAATTTTATAGGTTCTTTTGGTGGAGGAAATAGTGAAGCTATATTTATTGGTAACTTTAGAAAAAAACAATTATTTTTGAATTATAGAGTTTTTGATTTGTTGGGCTGTGAAAACAAAAGTTTATTAATTAATTTCTATTTGTTAGAAATGGAGGAACAAAATGGAAAATAAGTTTTTACCCCAAGAAAATGGATTTATTTCTAATGTCTGTTCTAATACAAAATCAGATGTAATAATTATCACCGAAGATAAATTAAGGTTGATATTTGGCAAGTTTGTAAATAGAATAAAGAAAACTAGAGATTGGATTAGCTATGCTGGTATATCTGTAACAATTTTATTAAGTCTATTAACTTGCAATTTCGATAAAGACTTTTTAGGGGTATCACATGATATTTGGTATGCTGTTTTTGTATTTGGTTTTATTTCGTCTGCCATAATGCTAATTGTTTCAGTGATAAATTGTTTGCGATCACGTAACTTAACAGATAAAATGATAATTGAAATCAAAAACGAAAAGGCTGATTGATGATTTGAATGATAAGGTGACTACTGCCGTTTCCGCTGTCAGTGGTGGAATTTGGTCAACCCGTGAAGGTATCATGTTTGCCGGGAATGCTGATAGGGTAGAAGAGGAGCTTGCAGAAATCAAGGAGGAACAAGGGGCAAAGAATAACAATGCAGCGTCTCCTAACCCCAAGGGATAATTCATTGCTTCATGTTTTTATAGTACTATTGAGCGGAGCTAATTTAGTTCCGCTTTTTTATTACTAAATTCTATATTATAGAATATATTTCTTGGAAAAATTTTATAATTCAAAATTAATTCATATTTTTGCATCAAATAAATGAGATATGAGAATTGTATCACATAAGAAATTGAAAGAGTTCTACGAAACGAAAGGCTATGAAGATTCACGCATAGCTTTAGAACGTTGGTATGATATAGCGGAAAAAGCTGAATGGAAGAACCTATCAGACATTAAAGTGGATTTTCTTTCAGTTGATTATGTAGGTAACCAACACTATGTATTCAATATCAGAGGCAACAACTATCGGTTGGTTGTCGTTGTTAAGTTTACAATTGGGTACGTCTTCATTCGCTGGGTTGGTACTCATAAAGATTACGATAAGATAGATTGTTCAACCATTTAAGAGATAGAAGTATGAATAAAGTAACGAAAGAACAGTATGAATTTGCTTTGGCGAGAGTGGAGGAACTTCTGCCATTGGTTGATGACAATACGCCTGCAAACGATAAAAATGCGGTGGAGCTTACAGTTATGTCCGATATTGTGATAGCATACGAAAAAGAACATTATCCGATAGAAAAACCGACTGTTGCGGAATTGATAGAGCTATCTCTTGAAGAGAAAGGGATGAGTCAAAAGCAACTTGCTGGTGAGATTGGAATAAGTCCATCGCGTGTGAATGACTATATTTCTGGACGTTCGGAACCGACCCTCAAAATTGCGAGGTTGCTATGTCGAGTGCTGAATATACCTCCAGCCGCGATGTTGGGTTTCTGATTAGTTCATAAGAAGAATATTTAGGCGTGATTCATTCGGTTTCACGCCTTTTTTATACCATTTTACGACAATCGTTTCATTGTCGTGTATCACCTATCTGATAATTTTTCACCTTCTTTATAAATAACGAAATTTACCGTAGAAATTTATAAATCAAATTCATACGGTATGACAATCTTAGAACAAATCTTAGCAGGGCTACAACAGAAATTCGCTGGGGTGGACACTGCTATTCTTACCCGCATTGCCACCAAAAAGGCAGAGGGTGTAACGGACGAGACAAAGGTAAACTCAATTGTTGAGGGTATCAGTTTTTCGGACGTGCTTAATTCTTATGGTGATTTCCGTGCCGGGGATGCTTCCAAGACCGCAGTTTCCAACTACGAAAAGAAGCATAACCTGAAAGACGGAAAGCCAATCGAGACTACCACAACCACCAAAACGGAAGAGAATAAAGACGATGTGCCTGCATGGGCGCAAGCTTTAATTGACTCCAACAAGAACCTTTCTGATAAGCTAACACAGTTTGAAACGGAAAAGGCTCAAGCAACACGTAGCCAGCAGATTTTGGCAAAGGCAAAGGAGTATGGTATTCCCGAAAACTACGCCAAACGATGCGCCATTAAGGACGATGAGGACTTGGACGCATACTTCAAGGACTTGAAGCAGGAGTTCGCAAATGACGGCTTCAAAGGCGTGACCCCTCCCGAATCAGCGGAAGAGAAGATTGAGAAAGAATCTGAATCTATCGCTAAGATGATTGACGAGGGAACGAAAACTATTGTTGAACAAAACAAGAATTAATTATGTCAGCAGGATTTAAGTATGATTTGGTTCCGCTCGTTGAGCAAGAGGAACGCTACGATGTCCAGACCGGTATTCGTAGACGTGGCCCGTTCAAACTCGACACGCAGAACCTAGTAGTGGGAAGTTTTCTTCCCGTATTTACGCCGATTTGTGCGGACTTGAAAAACAAGTTCGCTTATGCGGTAATCAACGTGAGAGTTGTGGAAGCCTATACCACCGGTGCGGAGGCTTTGTCTATCAAGGTAGCCAAGAACTCTTTGGCATACGTGGGCATGTTTGTCGGAAGTGGCACTAAAGGTGCTGAGGTCGCGGCTATTGACAAGTCTAATGCCAATTACGATGTCTTGACTATCAAAGCTGCTTTCGGTGAGAATATCGCCAAAGATGCCGTACTTTTCAATGCGGTTGCGGTTAACGGCTTGAAACAGAAGTATGTAGCAAATTCAGCTCTGTTTAACCGTACAAAGGTTGAGGATGGGATTACGCTGGTTTCATTGCTTCGTACAGCCGCAGAGATTGAGCCTTCAAAACTGGTTATGCCGTTCTCCGAGAACGATAAAGCCAACATGAAGGGATGGTTTGAATTTAACGAGTAAGGAGGTAGGATATGTTTTTAACGATTCAAACATTATTCGATGATGCGAACATTGTTTCCGCTATCATCAGACGTGTGAACCAGACACGCAAGGACACAATCTATTGGCAGCAGTATCTTACTTTCCGCAGGGTAACTACCCGCGTGTTCAAAGATTATATCGGTTCTGTAACCGGAGTTATGGCCGGCTCTATCAATTCACGTTTTGGAGAGAAACCCATCCGTGAACGTCGGAACATCGGTTCCGGATATGGTGAGATTGCCTATTTGGGTGATGCTTATCAGATGTCTATCGACCGTCTTTCTGAATTGCAGGATTTGATTGACAAGTTCAATGCAGCTAAACCGGCAGACCAAAAAGCTGCAATGGAAGAGATTGTAAATTTCCTAGCGGATGATTACCGTCAGATTACCCTTGCTGCTCACAAGCGTATGGATATTATTCTCGGTGCGCTGTTGATGCTTGGTGAAGCCACCGTTTACAACAAAGACGCTGCAATCACTTCCGGTCAGACCAATAATAAACTGCTGGAGATTACCCTTCCGTTCAATTTTATCAAGCCGAAAAGTGGAGATGTGGTTGTGGACGGAAAGAATATGTTTATCTCTTATTTGAGAGAGAAACTTCATTCCTTGGCACCGGACTATGGCGTTTATGCCAAGATGGTTATGACTCGTGCATCTTTCAACAAGTTTATTCTTGGTTCATCTGAATTTGGCGAGCAATATAAGATGATTCTCGGCACTAACGAAATGAAGTTGAGCACGGGATTGGTTTCCTCTTCTTTGGCTTCCGAAGTGTTCACAGGTATCGGCCTGCCACGTATTGAAATCAAGGAGGACTATGTGAAAGACCAGACGGGAAAGAACGTGCAGATTTACGCGGACAACCGTATCACTCTGTTACCTTCCGACCAAATTGGTTATATGCGCCACCATACCCCGTATGAAGCGACCGACCCCGTTCAGGGGCGTACTTACGTTCCGTCAGAGGGGCAGATGCTTATCTCCAACTACCGCGACAAGAACGGCCGCTACATGGAATATACGGCAGAGTGGATTCCGCAGATTAGTAACCCGGATTTGATTACCAATTTCGATTTGAGCGAGATTGCATCCATCCAATCAGCATAAGGAGGTAGGATATGAAAGTAAAGGTTATATCAGTTTTCCGCGACAAGTTCACCGGAAAGTATTATACTCCCGGCGAAGTGATTGAAGTCGGCGAGGAAGCTCGTGTGCTGGATATGGAAAGCCGCAGGCTTGTGCCGAACGGGTTGAAGCAAAACTTCCCGAAGTGAAAGCTCCTGAAGAAAAGAAGGAGGTGAAAATCTCCCTCTTTGAGAATGAGTTCGAGAAAAAGACTTTGGTTGATGCTTTGAAGTCCATCGGCGTACAGGCTTCCGGCAATATGAAAGAGGAAACTCTTTTGGGTAAGGTTGCAGAACTTAATGAAGAATCAACAGCCAAACTGAAAGAAGCATTAGGTATCGAGTAAAAGGATAGGGTAGTGCTTCTACCCTTCCATTGTCTAATTTTATAAATCAGAAAAGAAATGAAGAATTTTATTTTTGCCATGTGTGGCTTTTTAATGATGTCTTTGGTTTCGTTGAGCGTGCAGGCATCAAGTGTGGAATCTTCTAAGTGTGAATACGTGAATCCATCGGTTGATGTTGGTCTGCCAGATATTCAGTTTATCACTTTGGAAACGGCTCTGGCTGATTGTGTTGTACCGACCATGACGCATCCCGTGTTTTTGGTTGCAAATAACCCGGCTATGATGTGTTCGATAAAAGAGGGAATGGCTATTCAAGGGATACGAATTAATGTTCCCAAATGCCCGTTCAGATACATCTATAAATCAAAGTATTGCACGCATTATAGCTATACCGCATATAGTAAACTGATTACATCATATTGATTGATAACAGTCATGAGTAACAAGGAGTTTGTATTAAGCGTATTTGATAAGAATCCCCCGTCTAATCTTGTAGTTGAAAATATACTTTCAAGAACGGGATTGGATGGCGAAGAACCTTTTGCCGAGGAAAATAGGGCAAGATTAGAGGTCGCTTGTGCCAAGCAAATTCCGTGGATGATACAAAATCCATCTTCGGTCAGCGAAAGCGGATTTTCTGTGTCTTGGTCTAATCATGTTGATAGCCTAATGAAATTGTACTCATGGCTGTGTAAACAGTACGGTTTGAAAGACGAACTGGGTAACAAACCTAAAGTGACTTTCTTATGATATTCGCTCCACACATATTGCAGGTAAAAGTTATCACCCCGATGGATAAGGATGAGTTTGGCAGACCTATTCCCGGAACAGGTGGTGAATACTGGCAGGAGGTATGCAAGTGCCGTTGTGATGATAACACTACCAAAGAGTTTTCATCTGATAACGGCTCTGTGTATCGTCCGAATTATCATGTAGTATGTGAGAAAAGAATCACTATCAAGGCTGGGGATGAAGTCCGCTGCATGGATGGCGAAAACGTGAGAGGGCAAGGCGAGGTTTACACGGTGAAGAATACAAACTACTTCAACTACTCGGAATTATGGATGTAGATTTCGATTTCTCCGATGTCGATTCCTTTTTCGACGAAGGCGAATGGGAAGTTGAAAAGAAGATGATTGACGTTGGCGATGAAGCCGTGAAGTACGCAGAGGAACATGGGGATTATAAAGACCATACACTCACTTTGAGAACGTCCAATGATTACGATGTCGATAAAGACGGTTTGACATTGAAAAACGAAGCGGAATACGCATCATTCGTAGAATCTAAAGGGTATGATGTTTTGAGTAGTGCTGCTTTATATGCGGAGAAACGATTAAAAGAAGAATTTGAAAAATGAAAAAGTACATTGGAACAAAACAGATTGAAGCCGAACCTATGACAAGAGGTGACGCGTGGGGAAAACATCTTCTTAGAGAAAATCCGTCAACGGAAAATTTTGACGATGAGGGTTATCATGTTCGTTATGAAGATGGATATGAAAGCTGGAGTCCTAAAGATACGTTTGAAAAGGCGTATAAAATAGCTGATACTTTCCTTGACCGCTTGCATATTGAAATGCGAGATTTATATGAAAAAATGGACAAACTTGCTCCATTTGTTGAATCTGGGAAAATAGACGAAGTTGTGACTGACAAATATCAGAATTATTTGCTTCGTTTGCAACATAGAATTATGAGCAGGTATATTAATGTATTGGAATGCCGTATTGGTAGAGTTGATGGTTCCCCCGAAGCTCCCTTGCATCAGATGACATTTGGTGATGCTATCGAAGTCCTGAAACAAGGTGGGGCCGTCCGTAGGAGCGGCTGGAATGGCAAGGGCTTGTGGGTAATCAAGCAGGTTCCAGCTCGCATTACAGAGGATGTTATTCCAAAGATGCAATCTCTTCCGCAATCAGCAAAAGACCTTATTCTGAAAGGTAAGGGTTTCATTGACTATACTAGTCAATGCCTTATTTACAACGAGAACACCGGGCGTGCTGATTCATGGGTTCCGTCTATCAGTGATGTGTTTGCCGAAGATTGGGAGATTGTGGAATGATAGTAACTACCGACATAGGAAACATTCTCTACCGAGATTGCAAGGCTTTCGGAATAGACATAGTACCCAACGGGGAAACTCTGACGGGTGAATTGAAGTCCGAAAGAATCATTATCCATGCAAAGAAACAACAGCCGGGGACTTATTGGAGAAAGTCTTTCGCGGAAGTGAATCTTTGTGTACCTAATTTAAGCGAGAATGAAGCGAACACAATCCGGCTTAACGAACTTGAAAGAAAGGCTGGCAAGCTGCTTGATGATGTAGTAAATACCTATGACGGTACAACCTATCGTTACTCTATCGAATCAATTGGCACGGAAGCGGATACAGCTTTGAAATGTCATTATGTGAATGTAAGAATTTTATTTGAAGTAATAAATGTAAAATTATAAGATTATGATTTCAGCAGTAGGAATAAAAAGAATCTTGTTTGCCGATATTGATAAGGTAACGGCAGACATTACCCCCGAAATCGCAAAGACTTTGATTCAAGCCGCTATCAAAGCGAAAGATGAGGTTTTGAACGTACATGGAGAAACGTGGCAGATTGAGGAAACGGAAGCCTCTGTCACCGGGTACAAGAACCAATTAACAGGAAAGAATTACCGTTACGATGATGTGCCGGGAGAAGTATCACCCACTTTCTCTATCGGACAATATGACTGGAAGACAAAGAAAGCGTTCATGGGGGGCGATGTTATTCAGGCAACATCTAAAGATGTGGGTTGGAAGCGTGCTTTGGATAAAGTGGTCATTAACAAAGCATTGTTCTGTCTGACCGATGATGATGTCTGGTTCATCTTCCCAAAATGCCGTATTGTTTCCCGTGAAGCCAATACGGATAAGGCAATTGCAATCGCTGTAAAAGGCTTGGTGCAGGAACCGGGAATTGAAGGTGTATCTTCTGAATATAACTATGAAGAAGGGCAGATTAAAGCTTTGCAGGCATGAACTACAGTAACCATTGTACCTACTCCTTCCGATGCGACCGTAAAGCTGGACGGTGTAACGGTCAAGTCAAAGCAGGTGAATGCTGGGGCTACCGTTCACTATGAAGTGTCGAAAGTGGGGTACGTCACTCAGTCAGGAGATATTAAAACCACTCCTTCTGAAGTTGATACCACTCTTAAAAAAGAGATAACATTGGTAAAAGCACAAGAGTGATAACCGGGGGATGGATATATACCATTCCCCCTTTTAGTTTAAGAATATGAATCAAGCAGCAAAAACAGTTTCTGATGCTTTGTTAGGGCTGGATTTCATGAATGTGGAGATAGGAGGGATGGTTTATACCATTAAACCTCCTACAATTAAAATTATCTGTCGTGCCATTCATCATTTTTCCAATATCGCCCTGCGAGGAGATAATATCATGGAGGCTATTAAAGAGCTTCCTGAAGCTACTGAAGATATGCTGAAAGGTATTTCATGCTTTATCTGCGGGAATGATAGTTTGGTCAAAGAATTGGAGAACGGCACTTTTGAAGAAGTCAAAGATGCCTTGGAAGTCTGTTTCTCTATGATGGATATTTCGGCTTTTCAGTGTGTCAGCTCGATGAGGAACGTGTTGATGCTGGCAGCAAGACCGAAACAGTAGGAAACACAACGTTCTTCGGGCAGATAGCTCATTTGATTGACACGCTTCATTTGAGTTATACAGAAGTGTTTGAGGTTATCCCTTATAGGAATCTGTTGATGATGCAACGGGATAAGTTACACGCAGTATATGGTGGTCAGAAGGTGAATAGAATCAGTGGTAAGGAATTGGCTAATCGTAGGAAAAAATTATAGATATGGCGAAATTATATTTTAAGGTAGGTAGTGACTGGGAAGAAGTTGTAAGGCTTCGTAATGAAATTGCGAAGTTAAAGCAGGAGTTAATGAGCATGGATGGCACGCAGTCTCCTGCTGCTTTCAAGGCTTTGAATGCCCAACTTGCTGCATCCAACCAAAGATTGGATGAGTTGGTGACTAATGCAGCCAAAGCTGGAGCGGAGATGGAAACGGGATTCAAAAGGAAAATCTTCGATGCTTCCCAGGTCGTGAATGGATTCACAGAGAAGATTCTTGCTCAAAAAGCGGTAGTTAAGGATATTGAAGCGGATGTAAAACGACTTGGGGATGCTTATCGTATAGCATTGAAAAGGAATCCGTTATCAGCAAATAGCAAGTTAGAAGAATACAATGCTGCCCGCAAAGCTCTTGATGAAGAAAAGGCGGCTTTATTTGGATTAACCCAACAACAAGCCGAAGCGCGTCTTTCCGTAAAGAAACTTCGGGATGAATACGCCCTTTACAATGATGACGCAAAAGAGGTTGTAGAAACTAATAATGGTATTGCTATTTCTTGGAAGAAAGCCTTGGCGGTTATCGGTGGCGCTGGTGTACTGAAAGCATTAGGTTCTGAAATGATTCGTGTACGTGGCGAGTTCCAAGCTGCTGACACTGCTATTGGAACTTTATTGGGAAACAAAGAGAAAGCCAATGCCCTCATGTCACAAGTTCGTGAGTTCGCTAAAATTTCCCCGCTTGAGTTTTCTGATGTAACAGCAGCTACGCAGATGATGCTTGGTTTCAACATTGAAGCCGAGAAAGTTCCCCGTTATCTACAAGCTATTGGCGATGTTTCTATGGGGAACACACAAAAGTTTAATTCTATGACTTTGGCATTCTCTCAGATGTCCGCTGCCGGTAAACTGATGGGTCAAGACCTCAATCAGATGATTAATGCAGGATTCAATCCTCTGCAAATCATGTCTGAAAAGACCGGTAAGTCTATCGCTACCCTCAAAGATGAGATGTCTAAAGGGGCTATTTCCGCAGAAATGGTTCAGCAGGCATTTATAGATGCTACTTCCGCCGGTGGTCGATTCTATCAGATGTCCGAAAACGCTTCAAAAGAGATAAACGGTCAGCTTTCTATGATGCAGGATGCGATGGATAGTGTTCTCAACGAGTTAGGTGAGAAATCGGAAGGTGTAATTATGGACGGCATTCAAATGACTACTTCTTTGATTGAAAACTACGAAACAGTCGGCAAGATACTTGCTGGATTAGTAGTTACTTATGGCGCATATCGTACTGCTGTGATGCTTACTACTATCGCAACGAGCAAACACACGATAGCCGAGATAGCCCTTACTAATGCCCGTGTACTGGCACGGAAAGCACAAATGGCTCTCAATGCGGCAATGCTTACCAATCCTTATGTTTTGCTGGCGACTGCCGTTGTAGGGCTTGGTGCGGCCATGTGGACTTTCCATGATTCCGCAACCGAAGCCGAAAAAGCACAGAGAAGGTTTAACGAACAGCAAGAAGAAGCTAAAAAACAAGAGGAAGAACACAAGCAGAAAATTGATTTCCTTGTACAGAGTTCCCGTGACATGGCTTTGTCTGATTTACAAAGAGGACAGAGCTTGGCGGAGTTGAGAAAAGAATACCCAAAGATATTCGCTCAATACGACATTGAAACCATTAAACTTGCTGATATACTCAAATTAAAGCAGCAGATCGCAGAGGAAGATGCAAAACGTGCCGGAGAAAAACAAGCCAAAGAATTTTCTAATATTGAATCTGAAATCAAATATTACGAAAATTTACTAAAATCTCTTTCCGGCCAGCAAGGTGTTGATGGATATGTGAAGAAGATGAAAGAATTGCGTGCTATGCGTGACGTTATGTTACAAGACAAGGGGAAAGGCATTTCAGAGCAATTCATATCCAATTTGAACAATGTTGATGTAAAGGAATTTGACCGATATATTTCCGAACTTGAAAGGAGAATCAAAGGAAAGGGTGATAATGGAACCATCAAACTCCGTTTGCCTATTGATGTAGAGGGAACTTTGTCAGATGAAGCAATCTATAATGTCAAAGACATAAAAACACTCATAGATACTGCAAAATCTGCCAAGCAAACCCGTATTGATTCAGAGAAAAACAAAACTACTTACAAACAAGACTACGATAAAGCCAAGAAAGAGTGGGAAGATGCCAAAAAGAAACTCTCTGAAATAGAAAAGGACAAATCCAAGTTTACCTCAAAGCAGTATGAAGAAGCTAAGAAACGGGTAGAAACAACTGAAAAATCCTATAAAAATTTAGGTGGTATCACTGGTAGTTCTTTAACCAAGCAGGAAAAAGCTGCTGAAAAGCAAAAAAAAGAACAAAAAAAGACAGCCGAACAACTTCTTTCACTTCGCCGTCAGAACCAACAGGATGAAATCAACCTGATGAGAGAAGGCACAGAAAAGAAGTTGGAACAGATTGACCTTGATTATCAGAAACAGATTGATGCGATAAGAAAACAGGAGGAAGAATGGAGCAAAGCTGGTAACGGTAAGCTGACCGACAAGCAGGCACAGGAAATCTCGGAAGCTTATGCCAATGCCGAAAGTATGAGGGATAAAGATATTTCCGATGTAACTGAAGGACAGCTGAAAGCCGAACAACAGGCTTTGAACGACTACTTGAAAGAATATGGCACGTTCCAGCAGCAGAAATTGGCTATCGCCCAAGAGTATGCGGAAAAAATAAGGAAAGCACAGGAAGAAAACGGTGTTAATAGTGCACAAGTAAAGTTACTGGAGAAACAACGTGATGTTGCCATACAGAACAAGGAAACAGAAGCCATAAAAGCCAATATAGATTGGGTTACTGTGTTCGGTGAGTTTGGTTCCATGTTTTTCGACATGGTAAAGCCTGCCTTGGACGAAGCTAAAAAATACATCCAAACCGACGAGTTCAAAAACTCCGATCAGGCAAGTCAGAAATCATTGATTGACGCCATCAGCCAGATGGAAAAGTCTTTGGGTGGTGCAGGTGGGGTGAATTTCAAGAAACTGGGGGAGGATGTAAAAGCCTATCATACAGCCGAACAAAACCGTATCAATGCCATAGAGATTGAAACAGCCGCTTTGGAAAAACTAAAGAAATCACAGGATGATTACGCCAAAGCACAGAAGAGTGGAACAGAAGAAGAAAAGCAGGTTACAGCGAATGCCCTTGATATAGCACGACAGAATGCTGACATTGCATCCGCCAATGTAAAGACACAGACGGATATCGCCAATCAGGCCCAGCGTAATGTGACTGATACCGCCACCAGACTGAAAGCAAGCATGGAAAATTTGTTGGGAGGCTTGCAGCAGATTTCATCCGGTGGATTATATAACGCGTATAGCGGAATTATCAAAACCGTGAACGGATTCAAGGATGTCATAGGAAAAACGTCAGAATCTCTTAAGGAGGTCCCCATTGTCGGATGGATTCTGTCCATCATTGACGTACTCAAAGACGGATTGAGTGATCTTGTCGGTGGTCTGCTTGATGCTGTTCTGAACGCGGTCAGTGGAATTATCGGTGATGTCTTGTCAGGGGATTTGTTTGTCACAATCGGCAGGTCATTGAGGGACGGCATAGGAAACATCCTGAACGCGATCTCATTCGGAGGCTTCAACTCCCTGTTTGGAATAGGTGGAAACGCCAAGGAAGTACAGGAAACGATAGACAGGCTGACGAACAGGAATGAAACTTTGCAAACGGCCATCGAGGATCTGACTGACGAGATGAAGGCAAGCAGGGGAATGAAATCGGTTGAATCTTACAAGGAAGCTGTAAAATATCAGGAGGAAGTCAATAAAAACTATCTGCAAATAGCAAAGGAGCAAGCCGGATATCATAAGAGCCACGGCAGTTGGCAGCATTATCTGAAATGGACGGATGAAATGCTGGAACACGCAAGAAAAGCTACCGGTATGCAGGATTTCTCTGGCACTGATTCCTTGTGGAATCTGACCCCCGAACAGATGAAGGCTCTACGGTCGGACGTATGGTTATGGGATATCATGGAATCTTCCGGTAAGGGAGGTTACGGTGAGCGTGTTACCGACAAGCTGGATGATTATATAGAGCAGGCAGGAAAACTGGAAGAACTGACCGACAGTCTTTATGAGGGCTTGATCGGAATGTCATTCGATTCCATGTATGACAGTTTTGTAAGCAGTCTGATGGATATGGAGAAGAGTGCGGAGGATTTTGCTGATGACATATCCAAATATTTCATGCAAGCGATGCTGTCAAATGCCATCGGTGAACGGTTTAGTGACAAACTGAGGGCATGGTATGATAAATTCGGTGAAGCCATGAAGGATGATGGTACGCTTGACAATAATGAGCGTAAGGAGCTGATGGATGAATACATGGGTTATGTGGACGAAGCCATGAAGCTCCGTGACGAACTTGCCGCAGCAACCGGATATGATAAGATTTCGCAAGAATCAACATCCCAGTCAGCTTCATCCAAAGGTTTTCAGGAAATGAGTCAAGATACTGGCGAAGAGTTGAACGGTAGGTTTACAGCATTGCAGATTGCAGGAGAAGAAATAAAGAATCAGAATATTATTCAATCTCAATCACTTAATCTACTAACAGTAAAAGCAGATGCTCTACTTTCCATAGATACGGAAACAAGAAATATTGCTGATGATACGCGGGATTTGATAGCGCAATCCTATCTTGAATTGGTACAGATTTCAGAAAATACAGGGGCAATCGTCAAACCTATTCAACAGATGCAAAGAGATATAGCAGAAGTTAAAAAGAATACAGCAAAATTATAGTCTATGGATGAATTATTAATTAATGGCGAAAACGCTTATACAACATGGGGTGTGAGAATGGGAGAGGGGTTTCTTGATGTTATTGGGGCATCCGCTCCCATGAAGGATTTTATTGAGAACAAAAGCCGACTTGAACATGGGAAACGGGTAATAATCAATAATCCTAAAGTCGATGAGAGGGAAATAACTCTTTCGTTCACTATCGAGGGTAATTCTCAGTCTGATTATCAATCAAAGAAAAAAGCTTTCTTCAATGAGCTTTATAAAGGCAAGGTTGATATTCAAGTCCCGGCTAATAGTAGCGAGATTTATCATCTGATTTATCTCGGTAAAAGTATCACTTACGCACAGAGTTTAGACCGAACTTTCGGAAAAATTTCAGCCAAGTTCAATGAGCCGAATCCGGCCAACAGAACTTAATTCACGACATTGGTTTTATTGTCGTGTATGTGAGTGCTCAAAATTGGGCACTCTTTTTTTTATCTCCGAACTTTGAAGACATGAAACAAATCGACATCAAAGACATATCCGGTGCTATCCTGCTTACAACTCTGATTAATGAAGGCTGTAAGCGTAAGTTCACTCTGATGAAGGAGGACTACATCACATTAAAGTTCTCCTTGGATAATCCCATATATTTCAAACTTGGCTCATACATGGAGTGTGACTTCGGACTGTTCGAAGTGTGCGATTTGCAGAAGCCCGCATTCAATACCAATACCGCCGGCTACGACTATGAGCTTCAGCTTGATGCCTATTATTGGAAATGGAAAAACAAAATCTTCAAATATACCCCGGAGACGGCCGGACAGGAGGCGTCCTGGAACCTGACTGCCCCGCTTGACGTACAAGCCGGTATAGTCCTTAGAAATTTGAAAGCTCTTGGTTACACATACAAAGGACAGGATTTTGTTTTCTCCATTGACAGTACGGTAGAGAACAAATCACAACTGATGTCTTATGAGAACATCAACATTTTGGATGCCTGTTTCTCCATGGCGAAAAAATGGGATTGCGAGTGCTGGATAACCGAGAATATAATCCATTTCGGGCGTTGTGAGTTTGGCGACGCGGTGGACTTCGAGATCGAGAAAAACGTGCAGGAAATGCCACGATCTGAATCCCGGTCCACCTATGCGACAAGAATCTATGCTTTCGGCTCGACAAAGAACATCCCTTCTAACTACCGTCCGGTTGATGAGACCGTGGTTGTGAACGGTGTGGTGCAGCGCAGGCTGATGTTACCCGAAGGAACCCCGTACATAGACGCTTATCCCAATATGACCACCGAGGAAGCCATTGAACAGGTGGTTATCTTCGATGAAGTCTATCCCCGAAGAACGGGCACCATGTCGGATGTTACTACCATCGAGGTGACGGACAAGGTGGAGAATGAGGACGGCACAACCACTGAGGAAAAATGGAATGCCTACCGTTTCAGGGATACAGGTGTTAACTTTTCTGAGAAATATATCCTCCCCGGTCAGGAGCTGAGGATACGTTTCGCGTCCGGGCTTCTCAACGGTCTGGAGTTTGCCGTGAAGTTCAATCCTGAGGGAAAGCCGGAGAAGCTGGAGGATGGCGGATGGAACCCTGAGGCACAGCTTTGGGAGATAGTCAGGAATGAGGACTACGGCAGACCGCTTCCCGGCGATGTGCTCTTTCCCCAGGATGGAGATGAATATGTACTATCCGGCTGGGACAGCACGAAAATAACCGAACTGGGGCTTGTGGGTGCTGCAGAACAGGAACTGAAGGTCAAGACGGAAAAATACGCTTCCAAATCAAAGGTTGACCCGAGTACTTACGACTGCACGATGATGTCCGGTGACGCATACCGCGAGGACGGCATTCATAACCTCTACAGCATCGGTCAAAAGGTCAACCTTATCAACAAAGCCTATTTCGAGAACGGAAGGAAGTCAAGGATTATCGGTTTTGAATTTAACTTGGATTTCCCGTTTGATTCGCCTGTCTATACCGTTGGTGAGACCGCCGCCTATTCCCGTATCGGGGAGCTGGAGGAAAAGGTTGAGAGCCTTACCCTGAAGGGACAGACCTATACGGGTGGTGGCAGCGGCGTGTATGTGATCGGAAGCCACGACTCCACCCCTGCGACAGACCATAACGTGTATTCCGCATTGCGCTCCTTAGTAATGTTCCTTCGTAAGGATCAAGCGGACGGAACAAATTTCTTATTGAAGTTCGGCAAGTTCATCGACTCCATGATTGCCGGTAAGGGCGCCGGTATCTATCCTGACGGGCGCGGTCAGTTCGAGCGTCTTGAGGTGCGCGGTTCCGCAGTGTTCAAGGAGGTCATCTATAACCGCCTGAACGCACAAGAGGGCGATACGTCTTACTCCGAGAACGGGGTCATTGAGTCTGTGACTTTGGAGAGCGACGGAACCTATACCCTGAAATTGCGCAAGCGTTGGGAGAATGACTTTACCGCATTCCAGGAGGGTGATATAGTGTACGGGATTGTAAACAACCTCTTTTCAACGGGGGAGTATTACGCCTCGTGGATGCGCGTGCTGTCCAAGAATGTCCCGGCCAACTCCATCTCGGTGTTGTCATACCCGGACAGTGAGGTGCCGGGCGGTAAAAACTATCCTCCCACAGAGTTGACGATCATTACCAGAAGAGGAAACGCCTTCAATGAGGACAGGCAAAGCTACTGGTATTTGTCCGCCACCACGGATAAATGTCTTGTCTGGCTGGAAGGAGTAACGAAACCTGTCCTGGAACAGAACAACTATTACATGATATTGGGGCGTTTGCCCAATTTGGATTTGTTTGACAATCTCCCCGTCAACTATAAGCACTCGTACATATTCGCCCGTGCCGGCATCTTCGGTGAACTTTACCGGGTGGACTGGCAGGGACTGCCCGTACAGGAACTGGTGGACCGTGGCTTTTGGTCGGCCGAAGTCGCGTCCTCTGACAATCCTTACACCAATACGCAGGAGCGGGCGGACACGGTTTGGCACTACGGCTGCAAATGGAAGTGCCTGATGACGGGAACAGCCGACGAACCGCAATATGCGGCGGCCGGATGGGCGATGCTGGAAGGGAACCCGGAATTTACGATAGAGATCGGCAGCACAAAGGGGTGGTATTTTGATATCGAGACTTTTTCCACAACGCTATATATTACCGGCAAGCTGTACAACCGTGACGTGACAGATCATATACTTGACGCTGATGTGAGCTGGACGCGTGATACCGGGAATGTATCAGAAGATAACGCATGGGCGGTGAAGCGTGCCGGCGCCGGGAAAAATCTTCCTCTGACGATAGATGATCTCGGACCGAATTATACCAACATGCGGGTGTGTACGTTTAAAGCACAGGCGTTATTGCGTGACGGGCAGCAGTTTGAAGTGGCGGAGAATTTTGTAACATTTTAAAATGGTTTTATACAATGGCAACAAAGCAACGAAAAATAGAAATCAACTACCGGCTGTTACAAACCAGTTGTAACATCGAGGTGGTGGGCAGCGTGCCGGACATGCAGGTCTACCAGGCTGACAAGGCTGAATACACTCCGGACTATACGCTGACACCGCTGGTCCTGTTTCCGCGGTGCAACGCCACGGACCCGGAAGCGGTGACTAAGATCGGGGCGGTCAACTCCAGGCTGACCAACATGAAGTGGTACGAGCGCATCGGATCCACACGCACGCTTATCACATCGACAAACACAGACTACAGCATTACGGAGTCCGGTGACAGCAAGGGACAGATCACAATGAAAAGAAATGTCGCTGTCCTAAAACCCGTCACGCTGGAATTTTACGCGGAATATGCCGACACACGTACCGGACAGCTGTTCACTTTTCAAATGAGCCGGGTGATCCGCACCATTGACGGTACGGATGCCATCCCCGTGTTGACGATAGACAGTCCGTCCACGCTGGACTGGAACCCGGTGCGTGACATCACCGCACAGACCATCACGGCTAAACTGATGGTAGGCGACACGGACGTGACGGCTACGGGCAAGTGCAGGTTCTTCTGGTACCGCCTGTTGCCTACGGGAGCGCTGGAGGAGATAACCACAGGAGCGGGTGACAACGACTGGGAGTTTGTATCACTGAACAAGAATGTATACAAGATTGACCGCAATTATATAGGCGATGACATCACGATTGTCTGCAAGGCCACCTATGCGGCTTCCGGGACTCCGGCATCAACCCCGGGCGCATCGGACCCGGCAGTCTCTACGGTGATACGCCGCAGGATTCCGAAGGTTGAAGCCGACTGGGAGGGCGTACCTGCGGGTGTTCCGGACGGGACTTACGCCATCTTTCCCAAGCCCGTCATTCGGGATACCATGGGGGTTATCCCGAATCCATCCGCCATGTTTAACTGTCACTGGTACGTCAAGAAGAGCGGAGATGCCGGATATGCCAAGGTTGCCGGCGGATATTCTCCCAAGATACCTTTCAGCAACGGCATGATGTTAAAGCTGGAGGTGGAGGACAGAGGCCCTTACGTGGCGCTGACACAAGGCGGCAAGGTGCTCACGCAGGGGGGCAAGGCGGTAGTAGCAAGAAAATTTGGATAACATTAAAAACAATGGAATTATGGCATTTTACATTAAAGTAACGAAGGAGGTTGCAGACCGGTTGCATCTGACCGGTATCCGCAACAGGACAGCGGATGGCAATGTTTTATTGTGGCAGGCGGACGTGGCACGTTTCCCCGGCGACACTGTGTTTGAGAGAGCCAAGGAAGTGGGCGGCATCTGCCTGACCCCGCAGGCGGCGAAAGAAGAGATAGACGGTACGGACCATCCCGTCGAAGTATTCACACCTGCCTCTTGGGGGGAGGACAACACCGGAAGCTCCGAAGGCACGGATAGTACGGAAACAACCGGGGAAGGAGGAGCGTCATGAGTTTGGCCAGCGCGACCGGACAGGTCATATTTTCGCAAAAGGGCGGCGTTTATATGCCGTCAATCCAGTGTAATCAGGGAGATCTGTATCAGGAGTATATGGGCGAAGCGTCCGCGCCGACAAACATCGCGCCGGACTTCGCATCGCTCAAGCCTGTCTTGTCCTTCATTCTCACCTCTTCGCGGGTGGCGGAAGGGCTGGTGGTCCCTTCCTCCATGAAATGGTATTTCAATGATGTCGAGATCAAGTTCTCGGGCAATGTCTCCACCAACACGTTTGGCGGTGAGACGGGACATTTCAAGTTTATCCCTTACCAGTCCGGTACGACGGATTACTACGGATTGCAGATCGTCAAGAACCTGGTCAAGGCGAGCGGAGCGGCCTCCTGTACCATCAAGGGTGAAGCCACCGTGACCGTAGGGAATACCAGCGACACCGTCCAGTTCGTCTATAGCATCCCCATCACCAAGGGGGTCGGGAACCAGAAGCATGTGACGATCATTGCCGGTGACAACAAGTATTTTACCCTTCGGGACAAAGGGCAGAGCTGTATTCTGAAAGCCGTAGCCCGCATGGGCAGTGACGAGATCACTACAGGCTTGACCTACAAGTGGTACAACCAGGTCAACGGTGCGTGGAGCGTGCTGGGCGGAAAGACCACGCAGACATTGACCGTCACCAACGATATGGTTGACACGACAGGTGTGTTCAAGGTGGAGGTGTACCAGAGTGGCAAGCTCATCGGTCAGGACACGCAGTCCGTAATGGATGCGTCCGACCCGTTTGATTTGATCCTGAACCCCACGCCCGAGGACGAAACCATCCGGGAAAGTGGTGACACGGTGGTCTATAAGCCCATTCTGGTCAAGCGTGGGAGTACCACCAAGTACAAGGACATGACTTTCTATTTCGTGTTCATGGACAGTGCCGGGGTGATCCTTAACCCGTCCACCTCCGGTACGGCAGCCACTTCCGGCACGTGTACTTGGGACATGTGCCAGCAGGCAGGAGGCAATGTGGCATGGACCATCACAACCAAGGAGTAAGGAGGTGATATGCCGTTGGTGACTAGAACCGGACAGGTCAGTTTTGCTCCCAAAGGTGACAAGGGAGATAAGGGAGCGCGCATGCGTATGCGTGTATGGGGGGCGTCTGTGTCTTACCTGGAGGGCAAGCAAGGGCAGCAGTTTTACGACATTGTACTTTATGACAACCTGCTGTACCTGTGCATCCGTTCGCATACATCGGTATCGACGGAGACTCCCAAGCAGAATGTGGCTTCGGGAAAAATAAAATACTGGGAGGCGGCACAGAGCTGGACTTTTATCGCCACCAAACTGTTGCTGACCGAGAAAATCAAGGCGTCCATGATTGACGCGGACGGTATCAGGGCGGTTGATGTGGATATCAGCGGAAAAATCACGGCGGATAGCGGACGTATCGGTCCGTTCTCCATCGCTTCCGGAGTATTGTCCTCAAAAACTCTATATGAGGATACAACAGACACTTATGTCGGATTCAAATTATCCGCCGGGCAGATTGAGTTTTATAACGACAGGACATTCGCAAGCGTAAAACTCGGGGGAAACACGCAGTTTGTCACAATCGAAGGGATTAAGTATGATGCCGGAATTGACATACAGAGTCCGAACGCCATGCTCGGGATGCATATCAAGACCCCGAGCATTCCCCTGTTCGTGGAGGGAGGTAACATTTTCCTTCATCCGGACAATGACAGTTATGTTTCTCTCCGTGGCATAGTGGGCAACTGGAGGAACATATCCGTCAGCACCTCTCTGAATAACAATGATGACAATGTGATGTTTATTAATACGGGTAACATAGAGGTGACGCTTCCTCCGAATGTTCCCGGGCATACCATATACTTCAAACGTATGAGCGGCGGGGTAAGACTGACAGGAGGGCGCATCCTGCCTGCCCCTGGAGGAAAAGAGGCGTCCTATATGGATTTGGATTATTCATCCGGATTCATTAAATGTATGGGCAATTATTGGGTTATGTTTTATTGCGGATAACAGTATTTAATTAAGAATATTATGAAAGTTGATTTTACAAAATTTCCCCTGTTCACGGGGATAGACAGACAGGATATGGTGATAGCGGATATCCGTAAGGATATCGCTGACGGCATTTACAGGAACGTGCCCGGTCTTCCGGCGCACGTGCTTGCGGAGAAGATCTATCGGAACGAGCTTGTGGAGCTTGCCGATGACGAGATTCATATACTTGACCTCTACACTTCCGCTTCGGTGGGGCAGCTTGCCGACTCATGGCAGGATTATAAGAAAAACAATTTGGAAACTGGTAAATAAAAAATATTATGGAAAAGATGGAATTAAGTGAGGCGTTGAAAGCCAATGCCTCAGTACTGGAAGGACTAATGCCGATTGCCAATTTAGGAAGTGAAGGGCTATTAAGGAAAGGTGTTCTTTCTCCTGTATTGGC